CTATCTGCGGATCTCAAAACATGAGATTCCGGACTGGCGCGTGTAATGACCCGAGTGACTTACCGTCACGTAGGTCATCGTACGGCGTAGGCGTTTACCCGTAATTTCAGAACGGGTAAAACTGATCGGTTCCGCCTCTTTAGTTACAAGAGGTGGAACATAATCGTCAATGGCTAGTCTTTCGTCGATCTTCGACGCAAGAATATTGCCATTGCGACCCGGCAAGCAGTCTCGACTATAGTAAATATCAGTCGTTTCGTGCTTGGGCTTAAGGGCTTCCCAGAGATACGGGGCATGTCTAGTTTCCTTTCTCATTTGAGGTTTTAGACTCAAGTATGAGAATCGAAACAGTCCATGCCCAATACTCTTGAGGGAGGCCACACAAGCACTCTTGAGAAATATCCAAGAGTCCGGTGAAGGACATTTAATTCCAGAATCATCAGGGAAGTCGTAAGGGACTCTTTTACAAGAGCCAACAATACGTTCTATCTCTGATGTTAGGAATCGTAATGTCCTAGCGATCTCATACTCGGTCCATCTGCGTAATAAACCATTAACGCATTTGTAGAGTATGGCCTCGTAGGTTTTTGGGCCTACAGTAGCCGCCCCATTTCTAGGCTGAAATGGGCGTACGTCCATCCCGCGGTAGTAATCACCACCGCAGGACTCCCTGAATTGGCCTCTCGAAAACGATTTTTCAATGTTAACGAGAAAACCAATTTCCTGAAAGTGCAAGACTACTTGCTCATGCATACGGGATGAATAAATCATATCATCACCGTACACTGAGATTAGTCTTCTATCTAATCGGTCAAAATAAACCGATTGGATAGCTTTCAGGAGGGCCAGGAAGACCAACGTTTGAAGCGGGAACGTGTATCCTATCCCCATTGTGCAGAAGGTAAAACTTTCTACACTTTGAGAATTAGGTAAAAGGACGTTTCCAATTCTTGACCGGGTAAGAATCTGAACCCAGTCAGGAGGGAAAAGCCTTGAAACTAATGCAACAGATATAGAATCTGATGCACTAGACAAGTCGCAAGTTGTATAACCGTTTTCGGTCATACAGCTTGCCATTCGGGCAAGATGCCTGTGACGCTGTTGAAGCGTACAGATCATAACCCTCCCGCTTCAGTCTCTTTCGGATAATTTCTCCGAGGCCATATGACATATAACTGCCTATGGTCGTATTGGGCATGATAGCCCTAAGAGACTTAAACGTCTTCGGGACAAGCGCCAGCGTCAGAGAACTCGTTGGATGGTAGGTGGATCCTTGCGGATCTCTATCACGTTGAAGTGCGAAATACTTCTGCACACATTCAACTTGACTCATTTCTGAGTCAAACCATTCAATTTGTTCTAGAGAGCCGGAAATAGGCATTTCCCAACGAGCTGCTAATGATGCAGCTCGCGCAGGAATGCCGACCGACGCCCGTCTTCCAAACCGACAAAAGGCACGATGTTCTTCATCGTCGTACACTCCTAATACTTTGGAGATGTAGCCCGCGGCTCGATCAAGCACAAGATTAGTTTTTGCACTAACTTGCGACAGGTCGAGGGCTCGGAGCCGATCTTGAGTCTCGAGGAAAGTAGAAATCGCTTTCGCTTCAAGTTCTTGATCGCTATAGATATCCTTTTGGAATCTATGCCTTTTGAAAATTGATTGCAGCTGGTATAGAGCCTTTAAACGATAAGGCTCATGATCAGCATGCAAATCAATGTCGGGCACACTTTGACGAATCAGACTAGGGTTTACAGTCCGTAAAGACTGTAAGAACCCATCGCAAAAGTCTGGTTCGTTCAATGTGTCTTGGAAGTCCCTGACAAGAAATGATGACAGTTTAATCATCATTTCATCGACAGAGTAAGTAAGCTCTGTCTTGTGGATCCGTCGCATTCTCTACCTCCTTATGGTTGAGAAAGGTGAGAAAGGTCTCTTAACTCAGAGACCCATTCGCCCAGAATGAAGTAACATCCGAGTCAGTCAGAAGCTGGGCACCAAGGACACAAAGGTCCAAAGCGTCAGCAGCTGAAGTCGACGGATGCACTTCGCGTTCGATTCGGATAGTATTGAATACCACCGAACCGTCAGTGAGAATGACAGGTCGAGCCAACGAAATGCTCTTCTTGTCCTTCCCA